CGTAATATATACGCATTGATTCCGGAGCTCTTAATATAACACGAAGAATAAGTTGCAAAATGTCTTATAGAATTTTTCATTGTAAGGCCTAATTTCACACCTGAGTAGGAAGCTACCAAAATAGAATAGCTACTTACTAGTCGAACAATCCTTTCGGAATCGACTTCGACCATGTTACTATCTTGTACTTGGTATCGAGATAAGGTACTCCTCCAAAACTTTGACGACAATATTTGCGCCTTAGTTAAAGGAGAAATTTTGGATAAATCTTTTGTAACTTTCTCGTGATAATCTTGAGGAGGCTCATCACCGGGTCGCGCTATAACTAATATAGCTGTCTCTGTGGACAGAGCAACTTTCAACATGGAAGTATACTCTCGTTCTGTAAGATACAAGACTCCTTTCGGGTCCACAGGGTCTATGACAGCATAATGTGTCATAACACGATCCCAGTCGAAACCTTCCCAATAACGGAACGCTTCGATTGACGGATGTCGCCCGAAGGAGGTAGCCGATACGGAAAAAGATCTTATTTTCATAATAATTATTAATTTAATTTAAAGAAATCTGGTCTTAGTCAGCTATTATACACATAGTCGTACTAGTAACTTTCTTCCCCAAGATTGTTAAAAGTATCGCCTCCTTAGTATCTAATTACACAAGAGACCTCTGTATCAACCAGAGCTATAAAACGCCTTCTAACTGTGCAGACTTTACACTACTAAACGGGTACAGGTTTGCCAACACGGTCAAGATCTGTAAGTCGATCTTGTTGGTTTCCGCTCGTTTAATAATGTGAGTTTCTGGAGCTAATAGGTTTAGTTGAACACTAAATCCTAGACGGCCCCGATACTGTCTGTAAGCTACAAAATCCTTGCCTGAGTCCGTTGGGACCAGGTCACCCTTCCTTCAGAGGTACTAAATTCCCAGTAAGAAGGTGGTGGAGCCAGATGGGAGGCCTTACATTCAGGACCGAAGTCGGTTCAGAAAAAGGTTCAAATAGGAACCAGAAGGACGCTCGAGATAAATCTAATACAGAGACCTAACGAAAGATCTCGTCACCCCTTACACCGAGAGGGAGCTGTCGAACTGTTAGGGATAAACCCGGCTCCATCAATGAGTATGAGTGAGAACTAAAATACTAATTCAGTTAGTATGTAGTATCCTGATAATAGGGCACCTAAGTACCACAAGATAATAACCTCCAATCGTGCTAATGAAAGCACAGGTAGGTCCCTCGAGCAGGCTCAGGGCAGGTACCCCGAGGTTCTTTGATTTCAGGCCAATTGTTACTGACCATCCCACAAAGAAGAGACCTCGAATCCCTAGACTGGGGATAGGGGGA